GCCCAAGGATAACGAGCAATTGAGTATTTACGACATACTTTGAACAAACTTAGGGAGATGGGTATTAGCAAAAACACGTTTTGCATTACCGAATATGGGGACATTGTTAGCGTTTATGATGTTGTGAAAGCAGTTTTAGACTATGAACGAGGAAGAAAAAGCGAGGGAGAACTTAGCTAATACGAAGCAAGGGAGGCACCTGGCTAAAGTTCGGCACAGATTCACCGAAGAGGATCGAAAGAAGTCAGCTAGTAAGCGTCACAAGTCCTCAAAAAGGGAGATAGAGGAGATAAGAAGAATCTTCGCTAAGATGGCTGACGGTGTTCAACCTAGAATTCATAAGTTTCTAATGGACACGGCTGAAGGTGTGCCCCAAAGGGACGAGGGAGGGAACGTAATTCGGGACGAACGTGGGGCCGTTGTGTGGTCTAACGCTCCTGACCCAGCCCGTGCGGTTGACATTTTCCTAAAAATAAGTAAATTCGTTATTCCTGAACTGAAGGCGGTAAGTGTTGAGGCTCTAGTGAGAGATGAAAGCGGCACGCAAATAACCTTACCCCCTTGGATGATTAAGGAGGCCATTGATGACGAACCCGAACCTTAAATTTTTAAGAGAAAACCACGAGTCTAAAAGGCTTATAAGCCTAAGAGGGGGGACAAGGTCAGGGAAGTCATATAGTGCCGTTCAGTTCCTTATTGAACTTTGTTACAAGTACCCAAACGCTGGGATGGTTATTACCATTGCTAGGCAAACATTACCAGCCTTAAAAGCCTCAACCCTTCGGGACTTTGTTGAGATTCTGCAAAGCTTTGAGGCATACGTTGAGGAAGACCATAATAAGACCGAGGGGATCTATAAGCTTAGAGGGAATACCGTTGAATTTATTAGTTTGGATCAACCCCAAAAGTTAAGAGGACGGAAACGGGATGCACTTTTTCTAGACGAATGCAACGAAATAACCGCTGAGTCATTTAGGCAACTATCTTACAGAACCACGGGCTTTATTATCCTTAGTTATAACCCTAGCGATTTAGACGGCTGGTGGTACGAAGTAGAAGCAAGGGAAGATGCCGCTTTAATTGTCACCACCTACAAGGATAACCCACACCTTCCAAAGTCTATCATTGCCGAAATCGAAAGCCTCAAAACGTCAAGCCCTGAAGATTGGGCGGTGTTTGGCTTGGGTGAGAGGGGACGGGGTAAGAAGGGTAGAATTTATAGGAACTTCACCAAGGTAGAAGAACTAGACTTTTCGGAGTGTTCAGACGTTTGCGTTGGTATCGACTTCGGCTTTTCACAAGACCCCACGGCAGTCGTAAAGGTCGGTAAGCATAATGATCGGGTCTATGTCGATGAACTGGTGTATGAAACGCATCTTACTAATACTGAGTTGGTTGAGAAGATAAAACACGAATGTGAGGGATTAAGGGTTATCTGTGATAGTGCAGAGCCCAAGAGTATAGCCGAACTAAGACGAGGGGGACTAAACGCAATAGGAGCAATTAAGGGGCCTGACTCTATTAGAAACGGGATCAAACTACTCCAGTCCAAGGAGGTTCTATATACTAGACGAAGCAAAGACTTAGAGAGGGAACTAGGCTCTTATGTTTGGCACTTAGACAAAAACGAACGCCCCACGGAAAAGCCCATCGATTCGTTTAACCACCTTTTGGATGCCTTGCGCTATAGCGTAGGGTTTTTGTATAAACGGGGCTAAAGGGCTAAATTACTTTTGTGCTATGGCATTACTAGATTTCCTCAAGTACGACCGAAAAGAGTCTAAGATTCAAGAGCAGTTAAGCAAACTACTCACGGCCCAGCTAACCCACTTGGGGGCTAACTCAGCAATCTGGCAACCGTTCAACTTTGAGAGTCTACTAGAACAAGCCTACCAAAAGAACCCTGACGTTTACTCCGTTATAAATTTCCTTTCTAAGAAGATGTCTAACGTTCCTTTGTGTGCGTATGACTCCGAGGGGAACAAGATTGAATACGAACCATTTGAGAAGGTTAAAGACCAGCCCAATAGCTACCAAAGTTTTAACGACTTCCTAGCTAATCTCTATTCTAACTACCTTTTGACGGGTAACGGTTATATCTATTGTCAGAAGGGCGAAACCGCAATAACTGAAGGTCGTATTCTGCTCGTGGAAGCTTTGCCCAGCGTATACATAGAAGCCATCTCAGGCAAGAGCGGTAGAGGGGTAGCGGAATACAGATTCACCGAGGGTTATATAAACACGAAGATGGACGCTGACAATGTGATCCACATTAAGAACGTGCAAATGGCTTTCGGTAGCGGCGAACACCTTTATGGACAAAGCCCTTTACAAGCGGCCTTTAAATCAATTCAGACTTCAAATAGTGGCTATGATTCGCAAAAAGCGTCTATGGATAACCAAGGAGCCGCTGGTATTCTCTACAATAAAGGAATTGACTTCGCTGGTGGTAAAGATGCGTGGACACAAGACGAGATTAACGAGATGCGTCAGAGCATTAAGGAGGTCAGAAAGAACTCAAATTCTAATTCTATTGGCGTTGGTGTCGGTGACCTGGGTTATATTAACTTTGGTATCACTCCCGTGGATATGGGGATTATGGAGGTTCTAGACCTTTCGTTAAGTGATGTTTGCAACGCCTACAATCTGCCCGTTGGTCTGTTCAACAACAACGATTCTAGCACGTTCTCAAATCAGGAGCAGTACAGAAAGCAAGCTTACACGGACTCTATTTTACCTACTCTGAATAAGTTTGAATATTCCTTCAATCGTTTATTTATGAATGACGAGGGGGTTTATTTCAAGTTTGACACTTCAGAGATTCCCGAACTTCAAGCCGACAAGAAGGAGCAAGTTTCTGCCCTTAGTGGTGCTTACTGGATGACCCCGAACGAGAAAAGACAGATGATGGGTCTAGCGGCTATTGATGACAAGGATATGGAGCAAGTTTACATTCCTTCTAGCCTGACTCCAATCGACCTTAGTGGCTTTGACGGTGCGGAATGAGTCCAGCCGACAAGAGGTATTTAGAAGTTAATAGGCGTAGGGACAAGATTTCTAGGCGTTACGCTCGTGAACTGACCGAAGAGATATTCAAGGCAAACGAGAAGTATGCAAGGGCCGTAGACGTAAGCGATCTAAACAACGTCAGGTTTCCTATTAACTACCCCGAAACAAAGGTTACCAAGATAGTGGAAGAACTCTACTATGACGCTGGTTATATCTTTGCAAATCAGTTCATTAAGGACTATTTCAAGGGTAAGTTCAAGAGCGATTTAAGTGAGGGTATACCCAAGGTGCAATGGATGACCGATGCAATAGCCCAATACTTGCTAACTAACATTAGTGACATTAGGACAATAGACCTAACTTCTGCTGAGTCCGTACAAGCGTTAATTAACTCAATAGTTCAAGACGCTATTCAAGAGGGTAAGGGGGTTAAGGAGGTAGAAAGGGCACTTAAAACGAACAAGTTTCTAGCCAACCTAAGACGAACTTCACGCTTCCAAGCTGAACGAATAGCTAGAACTGAAACCCTTAGCGCGGCCTCTCATGGTGAATTTATAAGCACTCAGCATCTATTTGAGGAGTACGGGGTTACAATGGAAAAATATTGGATCGCTAAGAAGCAACCAGGGGTTACTAGAAATAGTCATATGTCTATGAAACGAAGCGAATCAATAGGCGCAAACGAAGATTTTAAGGTTGGAAATTCCCTTATGAAGTATCCAGGTGACCGAAGGGGAGGGGCAAGCGAAGTAATAAACTGCCGTTGTGCGTTAGGGTGGCGTAGGATAGAAGGCCCAACAGAAGAGGAATTATCTTAGACCCTATGTTTAAACCAACTCAGGAAATCATTGACAAGGCCCAAGGGGTCTTGGACTATGTCGCTGAAAATGGTTGGGGAACGTGTGGGACGGACGTAGGGAAGCAAAGAGCAAACGACCTAGCCAAGGGCCGTGAATTGTCCCTAGATGTCGTTAAGAGGGTTTATAGCTACCTAGCTAGGGCTTCGGAGTATTATGACGGGGGAAGCTATGAGAAGTGCGGAAATTTGATGTATGACGCTTGGGGAGGCAAACCAGCCTACTACTGGTCAAAAAAGATTGTAAACGAGAATAAGAGTATGGATAAAGTATACACCACGAAGAACACGAGCCTAGAACTCAAGGACGTGGACACCGAAAAGGGAACCGTTGCTGGCTACTTCTCAGCCTTTGACAATGTCGATAGCCACGGGGACA